TCGGCCCAGCCGAAGCCTTTCTTGGCCAGCTCCTGCCTGATCTCGGCGCGGGCGGTTGTGTAGTTGATCTCGCCCGTCGCGACCTTTTCGACGTATTCGCGCAGCGTTTCGAGGGCCGCAGCCGATGTAACATTGGCGGAAAAAAATGCTTGCTGGCGAATCTCGGCTGGGATCTTGAGAGCGATGTCTCGGCTGTTTAAACCGAGTGGAAGGTTGGTGAGGCCCTCCAAGTGCTCGCGCGCGCCAGAGAACGATGTAGGTTCATTTAGCGGCATAATCCTGAGCGAACTTCGTGAGTTTCCCCGTGATATGGCCCGTCATGTAGGCGTACCATTCCCAGCTTTTTTTCGAATACTTGAACCCAAGGTGCCTGGCTAGATTTCCAATAGAGTGGCTCAACTCATGAGCTGATATGTCCATCAAGTCGGAGAGAGATGACTTCTCATCGTACCTTATAACCAAGAGCTGCAATGGTCCGAATCCTTGACAGAATCCCTCAAAGTTATTCTCTCTGTTGGTCCATTCGAGAAACAACTTCGCTCCAGTTTTCCTCTTGATCGCGGCCCTCACTGCAGTCTCGCACTCCTGAATGTTGACGTCATAGTGGATAAAAACGGCTAGAACCGTGACCCCAAATGCGGGGACCTTGACCTTGTGAACCTTCATTTTTGGTTTTCACTCCCGAGCAAACTGAACGGAACGAGTTCGATTTTTGGATAGGCGGCGACGAATGCCCGCTGACTGCAAGTCGCGAATTCTTGACGCTTTTTGTAGAGGCGTCGGATCAGCAGGGTTCCGGCACCGTAGGTCTGAGCCGCGGTCGTTTCGGTACTGAGTTCGATGGGCCGCTGGAACTGGACATGCTCGAACTTCATTCCCTCCGCCTGTTCCCACTTTATCGCGTCGGCGGGCACGGGATGCTTGGCGGCTCCCCCGGCTGAAAGCTCGTTGATGATCAGTTTCATTGTTCCTCGACTTTGGCTCGATTGGAGAACCGGGTGTAGGCCTCTTCGAAATCTAAACGAACCAGGCCGGTAGCGCCGTTGCGGTGCTTGGCGATATCCGCGATCACCAGTCGCCGATCACCGGAGTCTGGATCGCCTGGGTATTTGCACGGCCGACGCATAAGGATGACAACGTCGGCATCTTGCTCGATGGACCCAGAGTCGCGCAGGTGGGACAGGCGCGGGCGGCCGTCGCCCTGGTCGGCTAATCGGCTGAGCTGACTGAGGACCAGGACCGGCACGCGCAACTCTTTCGCCATGCCTTTGAGACCACTGCAGATCGCCGCGATCTTGAGGTTTTGATTTTCGCGTTCGCCCGCGCAGGTCATCAGTTGGAGGTAGTCCACGACGATGAACTTGATGCCGTGCTTTCGGGCCATTCGGCGTGCGCGCGCGCGCATGTCCATGATGTCGAGGCTGGCGGTGTCGTCGATGTAGAGAGGCAACGAACCGATGCCCTCGGATGCATTCACAAGGCGGTTATGGACCTCTGTAGGGTAGAAGGATCGGCCCGTAAGCTGGTGAAATGGGACGGAGGCTGAGGAACAAAGGAGGCGCTTGCCGATGGCTTCGCGATCCATCTCCAGTGAGAAAATGGCAACGGGGTTTTCTTTGACGGCGACGTGATGCGCGATGTCGAGAGCCAGTGATGTTTTGCCCTGCGAGGGCCGTGCGGCCAAGATCAACAGGTCGGTGTCTTGCATGCCCTTGAGCATCTCGTCGATGTCGCGCAGGCCGGTGTCGAGGCCTTGTGGAAGGGCCTCGCGATTCTTCAATTTTTCGAGCAGCTCGGCTTGGCCGGCGGCGAGCTGGGCGGCGCTGACATAGTTGGCTTTGCCGCCGCCAGCGGAGAGCGAGAACATGTCCTGTTCGATCTCGCTCAGGACTCCCTGGGCGTCGCGTTCGAGGTCGTAGGCCCGATCTGATGCGAGGCGGGCGCGGGCGATGATCTCGCGGCGCAGCCATGCCTCTTTTACAATCTCGATGTAGCTCTCAGCGTGGACAGATGTCGGCGTGATATCAACCATCGCCTGGAGGGCAAATGGCCCGCCGATTTGTTCGAGTTCGCCGGATGAAGTGAGGGCATCGGAAATAGTCAGAAGGTCGATTGGACGACCTTTAGAAGCCAGTTCGAGGCAGGCTTCAAAGATGATTGCGTGGGCCCGGAAGTAGAACGTCTCAGGGGTGATTCCCGAGCTGATCGCGAAGTCCAACACGCGAACATGGTCGATCAAAATTGACCCGAGAACGCCTTGTTCTGCCTTTTCTGAATGAGGCGCGATGCGCCCCTCTGCCGCCAGCATGTTCATGGTGCGGTGATGGCGTTGAGTATATCACTGGCCGGTGCCCATTCGCCGTCGCCGACGCCGCCGCGCCGGACGCGCACTTCGAAGTCGGTGGAAGGGATCGCGGGCGGGGCAACCAAGGGAGGCGCTAGGCCAGCCTCGCAGGCAAAGACGCCGAGGGGGATGACATCCGGCGATGCGGCCGCGACGACGTTGCGACACTGGCGGGGGTTTTCGCAAGCGGGTCGGCAGTGGGCCGGGATGATGTTGGAGATGCGGCCCAAGTTGCCTTGCCTGACGATTCGGCGGATTGCCTCACCGTTTTGGGAATAGCCGTGAGTGTTGTCGGTCCAGGTGGTGAGACCAACGACTTGCGAGTCATCAAAGGAGATGTTACCGGAACCGCTCTGGCCTGAGATGGCGGCGGGACGATAGGTCAGAACTCCCTCGCGGACCTCCCAATGGATGTGGGTAAATAGTGTGGAGAAGCAGGATGGGTGCCCGCCTGCATAGTGGATTTCTTTGGCGGGAAGGGCGCAGCTAATTGGCCGAGCGGTTAGGCCGTCGATCTGGTCGGCGGTTCGAACGAAGCCGATGTCGACATCGATCCCTTGGACGAATGCGGCATAGATGAGCTCGCCATTTACTTGCTTCGCGATTCCGCCTTCGCCGAAGTATTCGAGTTCGATAACGCTGCCGGTTTCGACGCCAGTGACGTGGGCGTTGCTGAGGTAGTAGTCGAATTCGGCGTCGCGATAAACGAGGGTGCCGCTGCCGCAACTTCGGATGGTGACGCCGCCCTCATCCGAGAACGAGGAGACACGCACCGCCGATGTTCGGTCGATAGGTAGCGCCTGCGACCAGGCGAGTGATGCGAAGAAGAGTGGCAGTAGTGCTAGGTGGGTCAGTATTTTCATGGGGTTCCTTTGGTGATTTTCTCGATAGCTTCCTCGCGGCCATTGGCGTCGGCGGCGAAGAAGGTTTCGGCAAAGAGGTTTTCTAGGCCGCGTGTATCCATCGAGTCGAAGGCGGCGTCGGAGAGCAGGAGCGATCTCATGCGAGTGACGAACTGGTCGCGCACTGCCGGGTCATCGCTCTCCTTGGGCAGTCCGGTCAGGGCTTCATCGACCAGGGAAAAGAGCGGGCCGAAGACTTGGTCGAGGGTGCCGCTGGCGAGCATGTCGCCGAGAGCGCTGTCGGTCAGGCGGCGGTTTAGTCCGGCGCGGGTGGCGGTTGTTTCCGCTGAGAGTTGAGTCCCATCGGAGGGAGGTGTGGCGGCTGATGAGGCGAGCTTGATCCCGAACTTCGACTCAACCCAGTCAGGGTCTGCCTGATGCCCGGCTTGGGAGAGCTTGACGACGGTATCGGCGACTTCGGCAAGGTCCTCCTCGTCCTCGAGGTCGAACGAGAACGATGGCACCGGGGCATCCGGGCCATACTTCCAGGCTGTCCAGCAGGCGAGAATGTCGCGCTCGATCGAACACGCAACGGACTGGGCATCGGCGGCGAGGATGTCGCCTCGGACCTCATCTTGGGCGGTGCCGTTGCTCATGCCGGTGGCCTCGGCGCTGCTGGCGAGCTGGCCGAGGATCACGCGGGTTTTGGCGTCGCGGAAATAGTCGAGCAGGACCTTTTGGACACTACCGCTGCCACCGCTTTGGGCGGCGGCGATGATGTCCAACTCGACGCCTTTGCCGAACACGGCCCCGCCGTCGTTGCCGAAATTGCAGACGACATCGGCGATCTCGTGACGATTGCTGTCCCAGTTTTCTTTGTCGACGCGGGCGGCGACAAAGGGGAGTCCGTACTTTTCGACGAAGCGAACGAAGGACTTTACGCCCAGGGCGGAGAACAGGAACATCCAGCCGAGCGGGCGAATCAGGCCACCGCGCACGGGATCGCCTGAGAGGGTGTTGTGGCGATGCCACACGAACTTGCAGGGGATGGTCGGCTGCGGTTCGGTGGCGGCGTATCCGGCCACTTGGAGGTGGGGCGACCAGCGGCCTTTGGGAAAATAAATATCTTTGGCTGCGATGGCCAGGAACCCGGAGATGTCTCCGCCGCCCGCTTCCCAGAGGATCTCGGATAGTGCGTAGCCGGGAAGGATGGCCGTCGCGAGGTGGGCAATCAGGCCGTCGATGCCGATGGTGGTTCGGCCGTCCGGAATTGCTTTTCCGCCCTTGACGCCTTGCAGCATCCTGGTGGCTTCCTCGGCGATCTCGACGGCGGTGGCATCGTCTTCGAGTCCTCTCGGCGGGACGCAGGTCCAGTCCAGTCCGGTCAGGGCGTTGCGGCGCGGGCCGAGCGCGGCCTGTACATCCCAGTCCTTCTCGACGATCTCCGCGCTGAGCCGGGCCTGCTTCTGCGGGTTGCCGGCGTTGGCCTCCTGCAGCATGCAGTCGAGGGCATGCGGGTCGAGACACCAGCTAAGGTCGCACGGCAGCCGTGCGGCCTCGTCAGCGCTGGTCACCGCTCCGGCCTCTGGCGGCGGCGGGGTTTCGCCGCCGCCAGTCTTGCGGGCTTTGGGGATGAATTTGGAGATGAACTTCAAGGGGATGCCAGGACGAGTTAGCGGGGATCAATGAACGGGGAGGCAGGTCCCCAGACGAGTTCGCCTTGGCCGAGCAGGCGTTGATCGGTGCGCCAGTGCGCGCGCAGGAACTTTTTGCCGTCGAGTTCGACATGGTTGGCAAATCGGTCGAACGAAAACAGGATCGGCGGTTCGGTGACGCGGGCAAACTGCTGAGGCTGCCACCAAACGAAGCGCGGATGGATGGAGGGAGGCATCAGCGCGACGGGCGGACCACCGCCCTCGGCGACACCTTTATACAATCCGCCGATGCCGAAATCTTGGCGAAGGGTCGCATCGACGATCGTGACGCTACCGGCTGACTGGTCGAAGTCGGAGGGGATCGGTTCGAACTGGTCTTCGGGCTCAATCGGCTCGGTCGGGATCACGGGCGGGAGACCGCTGTCGGGTTCGCTCGGGAGCAGCACGGTCGGTGGCTGTTCGAGTGCGCGTTCACGCCAGATCTCGGTTTCCTTGCGGGCGATCTCGGCGGCGATCCGTTGCCGGTCGGCTTCGTTCTCGGCGTCGCGCATGGATTGGATTAGCTGATCGCGTTCGGCGAACAGATCGTCGAGCTGGGTTCGCTGGCGTTCGATCTCTCCGCGCAATCCTTCGGCGCCGATGGCTTCGATGGCGACGGGTTGCTGTACGACATCACGGGTAGTGCGCGAGACAGATCGGCTGCCGTTGACCGAGGCTCGTTCTTGAGGGGCGAATTGCATCTCGTCGAGGTCGAGGCGTCCGGCGGCCGCGACGGCGGCGTCGCCAAGCAGTTCGACGGTGACATCACCGCGATCTTTTTTGGTGGCGATGCCCTCGGCCCCGCGAATGAGGTTCGAGAAGTTCTTCGCCCATCCGCCGCCATTGGAGGACGCGCCGAGTTTGTAGCCGGCGATCAGGGTGTTGACGCTGCTGTCGTCGCTGACGAACTGTTCTTCTCCCTGTTGGTTACTGGTGTGCGAGTAGGTATGTCGGACGACTATTCTGGGGGCAACCTGGCTGGTCGATTTTGATGCGGCGAGCGGCAAGGTTTGCCGCTTAGCAAACACTCCTTTTCGAGCAGGCACGGCAGCAGCAGGTTCGACAGCATCGGTTGAGGATGTGGTGTTGTAGACGGGGCGGGTGAGCTTGAACCCGGCGAAGCCGTTGTTGACTCCGGCGTTTGTCGCGCAGCCGCAGAGCATCGCGACGGCGCTTAAGATGGTAATGCATGTTAGTTTTTTCATTGGTTTCTCCTGATTTAAATATCGACGATGTGGCCGCTGGCCCGGCCGGCGAACGACTGCTCGGCGAACTGGCGGTTGACCATGGCCCGCGCTGGTTCGATGGCCTCGTGGCAAAACTTGAGGGTGCCGCCGCAGTCAGCGGATGGGTGCAAGACGAAAACTTTCGCGCCGCCTTGGTTGATGTTGGGTAAAAAGTTGACCCGGTGCCGGCCTTGCGAAATCGACAAGGGGGCTGCGAGGTGCGATTGGACTTCCGCCAGAGTCGCGTAAAATTGGGCTTGGAGGAACAGCGAGAAATTGTGCAGGAGCCGCTCGAAGGCATTGCAGTTTTTTAGCCGCTGGTACCGAGGCACGTCGGCGCAGATGATGTAGACCTCATCGTAGTTGCGCCAGTAATCGGGGAGCGGCAGGTTGGCGGCGGTTCCACCATCCGAGTACCACTCGCCGAGGATCTCCGGGTACTGCCAGACACCGGAGATGGTCATCGAGGCGCGGACCGCATCGGCCAACGATCCCTCGATTGATTCATCGCCCTCCCGCGACTTGGAGATCCCGAACCAGCGCTCGGCACCGGTGCCGGCCACGGTGGTGACGACGGCGAGTTCGTTTCCGTGGCGTACGCCGGCCCAGCTGCTGGGAAACAGCTGGTTAAGGAAGCGCTGAATCGGCCGATGGTCGTAGAAGGTTTTTCGGATGCCGGGGATGTAACTGCCAGGGCGGCGGCGGATGAGATCCTCTTCGTGGATGTCGTTGACCCATTTGGCCATTTTGTTTCCGCGAATTCCGCAGGCGGCGGCCGCCGCCACGATGGCACCCGCCGAGGTCCCGACGAAGTCGCCGACCAGCGGAATGCCGGAGTCCTCAAGGGCCAGCGCGGCACCGACATGCTTGTCGATGCCGATGGCTCCGCCGCCCGAGAACGAGAAGAGTCGGCGGGGCGGCGGCTGAGGCAATGCTGGAATGGTTCGAGGATCGAGCATGGTGGCTTAGGCTTCGTCGGCCCATTCCTTGAGGTCGGTGCAGTAGCCGGACGCGCCGGTGTCCTGCGGAATGTGGATTAAGTTCGCGTCGCGGCCATGCCCGAACGCGAGCGCGGCAATCAGAATTGCCCGGTCGCAAAACGTGTCGAGATTGAAGGTGGCTCGATGGGTTTGCAGCGCGGCGAGCGCTTTGCCCTCGTGGCCTTGGGGGTATGAGTGGTGGCCGGGGTTGATAGCGTTGGCAACCGCGGTTAGATCGGTCCCACGCTCAAGCATGTAGGCGAGTGGACGAGGGGCCTTATAATGCCACTTCGCATCAAACACCTTTTCGAGAACATCCTTCGCGTCGGCGACGTATCGCTTGAGGTAGCCGATGCCACTTCCGTCGATGAAGCCTTTTGCTTTTTTGTGCGCCTGCCCCTCGCGCAGGCAATAGCTGAGTGATCGGTTGAAGAACTCCGAACACATGTCGTCCTGCACGAGGGCTGCCAACTGACCGAGATCATTGACGCGGAGGACTTCGCGGCAGGCGTCGACAATATCTTCGCCAGTGACGTCCGGCACCCATTGGCTGATATGGATGACCAGGATCTTTAGCGATTGCTTCGGCCATGCGTCGCCTGCCAGTTGGCGTTCCAAGGCGGCCTGAAGCACGGCGCGGGTTTTGATCAGCTTGGCTGCGTCCTGGTTGAGCTGGATGGTGTGCGCGATCTGCACACCCATGTTGCCTTCAGATAGATCCGGCGGCGGGACGCGGTGAGCTGCGCCTTCGCGCCTCTCGATTGTCATTTTAGGGAGAGGTTTTGTAGACATTTGAACTCCATTCGAGGGGGGCTTTTAAGGCGTTAAAAAATGAGGAGGAACCGAGACCATCGAACATGCCGCGCCCGTTGCTGCGACCGCTGCCGCCCATCAGGCGCTGGACGCCGGACTTGATTTTGCTGATCGCCCGCATCGCCCCGGTCGGGAGGGCGTCTTCGTTGTCGATGAGCCAGAGGCATTGAGCGAGAGCCCAGAACCGGTCGGCGTGGCCGTCAACGGTGCGCCGCGCGTGATAGGTTTTCTTTCCGGTTTTTGAGACGCCCCGCTCGACAGAGTGGAGATCGTCGCGCAGCTCGGGGTCGTCAGAGATGAGGATGCGGTTGTCTTCGAAGGCGCTCTTGATTGAGTCGGCCATCTCGGACTTGGACGCGTTGAGGTAGATCATGCAATAGACCCGATCACCGCCGATGATGTCGTTGGCCTCCTCGGCGGTTCCGCGCCCGAGGCCGGTGCCGTCGATGATGCCGGCCGCGCATTTGTGCTGGCGGAATAGCTCGATGAAGCGCTCGCGCAGGACCGAGATCTTCACGTTTTGGTGTTCTTCGCGGCAAACCTCGACGAGCTTGTCGCCGAGATTGGCGACGAGGTAGAACACGGCGAGATCGCGGGTTCGGGCAACGTCGAGGCTGAGGAATAATCCGGCGCTCGGAATCACCATGGACAGGAGGTCGGCTTCAGGGCGACGGGCGCGATCGATCTCGCTCAAGGTGAGGTGCGCGCCTTTGGAGTCTTGAGGGTTTAAATTGTACTCTTGCTCCCAGTCGGCTTCGGAATCGCAACTGCGGCGTTGCTTTTCGAGGAAGCTCTCACCGGTCTGCCACCAGTCTGGCTTGGCGGCCTTGGCGGCCTCGTAGGTGAGGTTGTGGCGTTTGGCGACGGCGCGGTTGATCCGGTCAACGAGGCCATCTTCGACCGCATCATAAATCGAGACGGAGTGGAGGCTCCAGCCCATCCGGTTGCCCCCCTTGGCCTCGACGATGAACTGGTTGAACTTGGTGGTGCGCGCCCGGTGGGTCGAGAACACTTCGATCTGGTACCCCCAGACGCTGGCGGTCGGTTGGGCCACCTGCCACAGTTTCGCTTGGTATTCGTGCAGGGCAAATTCGTCGAGCACGACATGCCCACCTTTACCTGCCAGCGCATCCGGGTTGCTGGACAACGCGTAGATCCGGGAGCCGTTGGCGAAGGTCAGGACCTGGGCTGTCGTTTTCTTGACGACCTCCTGGCCGTCTTCATTTACGGAGTACTGAATCTCCTGGGCGCTGAGTTCGACGACAGCCTCGGCGACGGCAGCCCATTGGCTGCAGTAGCGGATCGCTTCCTTGGCTGTTTCAAGATCGCGGGTGCTCCACCAGGTATCGCACTTCTCGCGGAGTGCGACCATCACACGGCGAAACGATGTCGCATAGGTCCAGCCGATGCGGCGTGATTTCTCGCCAATTTTCAGCGGCGACTCATCGCGAATCCAAGCAAGCTGGTACGGGGTAAAGTAGTCAGTGAGGTCGATGTTCAGCTCGGTCATCCGTCCTCCCCGTCTTCGTTGTCGAGGCCAACCAAGTAGCAGACTAGATCCATCAGGTCTTGCTGGAGTTCATCGAGCAGTTCGAAGATAAATTCGAACGGCACCCGGAACATCCAGACCACCGCCATCGCGGCGACCGCAAGGGCCGCGCCGACCTTAGCTATAGAGGGGAGCATCATACGCCGAGGATCTCCCGCATCTTGGAGGACACCGCTTGGAGCAGCTCGGCGGGGTCCCGGTCGCCAGCGGCCAGCGCGGCTTCGAGCTCGGAGACCTCGGCTTTGGCCTTATCGACTTTGAGCTGGAGTTCGATGGCGTCTTGGTCGGCTTTGCGGATCGACTGCAGGGCTTTGACCGTGTCAATAAATGTAGATGGCTTCGTCGCCATCAAGTCGATCAGCGCTGCCGGGTCGAACGCCTGGAGGGAGACGGCAATGTGGTCGGCTGCCATCAGCGAGGCATAGTCGGCGAGATCCTCTTGGCCCTCGGGGCCGTGATCGCGGAGGTAGGCGCGCGCGGCTTCGGTGTGCGCGGTCAGGCGGGCGCGGCGTTCTTGGTGTTCCTTCCAGGCCTTCCAGCTTCCGGCTTTGTAGGCGCTGATGTTCTGGGGCGAGACATCGCTGACGCCTTTGGACTCAAGCCACTCGATGATGGTCGCGTGCGTCTCGGACTCGTCAATCATGCGATTGAGTTCCATGCGGTCCTCGTATTCGAGGGCCTTCATTTTGCCGCGCACCGCTGCCATCAGGCGACCTTAAAAAAAATGGCGGGCCGTCCACGACGAGGGGCCGGCCGCGCCGGGGTTTTGGTTGCAACAAAATTGATCATATAAAGGTGGGGGTCTTATGCGTCGTCGATGCCGATGTAGTGGCGGTGGGCAAAATCGATGCCGTCCGATGTGGCCAGGTACAGGTCGTCGCTGGTCGATTTCGGATCAGGGATCTTCTTAGCGTGGCCTTCGGAGACTTGGTACTCTAGGCTTCGCCAGACTTCGGTCTTGGTCGGACGGTTAACTTTCTGCGCAAAATCCACTTCGTTGCCGATGTAGCGTGCGGAGTGCGCGACCGGGAAAACCGCTTCGAGGATCAACATGACTTCGCGGTTGATGAGGTCCATCCTGCGTTTTTTGATGGTGGGCATCTTACGCTCCCTTCGGAATGAGGTGATCGACAAGGATCTCCATCTTGCCGTTGATCCCAGAGAGCTTGGCGTTGATCGCATTGTAGGCTTCTTCGAGCGAGTCGACGCGGCGCTCTAGTGCGCGGTGCTCATGGCCGGTGACAAATTCGCGGCCTTTAATGAGATCAACCTCGCTGCGTATCAGCCGGAGCTCACTGCGATTTTGGGCGATGTCCTGATGCATTTCTTTCCGCGACTTGGCCGCCCCATTTAGCCGGCTGGAAATGTCGGCGCGCGCATCATCCTGCATCGCATCGATTGTCTCGGTGGGTTTTTGAACCCAGCGCCAAAGCAGGAAGGTGAGCAGCAATGAGATGATGATCGGCAGAATGATCTTTGACCAATCGGCTGTGGCCGAGAGGATCGAAGGTAAGAATGCGGGCATGGCCTGAAAAAAGAGGACTAGGTATAGTGGGGAGGTCATCGTGATGTCGTCGAACGCGGATTGTAGGCGGCGGCTGCCAGCCACTGCCGTTTTTTCTCCGAAGAAAATGCGGCAGTGGCAGTGCGCCCAAAGATAAACTCCCCGAATGGACGCAAAAGTTGCTATTCGCATCACCCTCAAGATCGTCACCGGGCCGTTGCGCCTGCTTCGCCGATCCTTCTCGGCACTCTTCACCGGCATTCGCCGGGGGATCTCGACGGTCTCCAACAGCCTTGGCATCGTCACTCGCGCCTTGTCCTTGGTGGGGTCGGCGATCCGGGGCGGCGGCAGCGCGTTCCGATTTTTGACCGGCGCAAATAGCCAGTACGAAGACAGCTTGGTCCGCCTGACCACGCTGTTTCGCGGCAACGAGGACGCCGCTAAGGCTTTGCTCGACCGGCTTTCGGAATTTTCTCAAGCCACTCCTCAGCAACTCAATGATATTATCAACGCATTCGCGGTGATCAAGACCGCGACCCCCGACAACTTTCCCGTCATTGATTTCTTGGAGACGGTGGTGGATCTGGCCAGCGCCACAAAGCGGCCGCTAAATGAAGTCTCTCAGTTGCTGGCGAGGTTCATCGCCGGGGCACAGGCAGGGGTCGCCGGAGAGGAACTCAACCAACTTCTGACCATCGGTGCGATCACCGGCCCCCAGAAAGCCGAACTCAAGGAGCTGGTGGATTTGTTTGTGCTCGCCCAGAAAGGTCGCCGAACGGGTGTGGTTTCCTCGACCGATATTGAGAACATCGAGAAACTCGGCTACACCCTCGACGATTTACGCCAGATCGGGCTGGCCGACATCACCAACAAACTCGGCGAATTCCTCGGCGTATTCGAAGGCGGCGCGGCCCGTGACGCGGAGACCTTTTCAGGCGCGCTCTCTACGATCCGAGACCAGATCACCGCCCTGCGTCGCGAGGCTGGAGAGGCGGTGTTCGTCGAAATCAAGGCGGATGTGTTGGGCATTCGCGAGGCCCTCGACGAGGCCTTGGCCGACGCAGGCGAGTCGGGGATATCCAACCTTGGTGATCTGATCCGGGAATCCTATCGGCAGTTGGTGCCGCAAGATGGCCCCGCGAATCTCATTCGAGAGGCCTTGAGCGCACTGCAAAACGAGGACCTTGGCGGATTTATCGGCGAAAAGGTCGGAAGCGGCTTTACGAAGGGGTGGGCGTTGGCCCGGCCCGCGTTGGCCGAGGGCATTACCTCCATCGCGTTGGATGTAATCCCTGGCATTATTTCGGGCATCATCTCCGAGCTGCGGACGCAGGCACCGGGGCTACGGTTTATCCTTGGGGATGGTGCATCTCCGGCGGGCGGGGGCAGCACGCCGGGTGTGGCAGGTGCGGTCGCTGCCGCCGCGGCTACCGCCGCGATCAAGGCGACCTTCGCGAGACCGGGCGTCACGGGCGCGGCCAAGCCCGATCCGCGCGCAAAAGCTTTACTCGATCGGCAGACGGAGGCGCTGGCGACGGCGACGAAGAACGCCGAAAATCTCAACAACGCGCTAGCCGACGCAGTCAACAACATCGGCACCGGCGGCGGGATCTTCGTCTGATCTCGGCGTCGACCCACATCATCAAAGCCACATCGGCAGGAGATAGTTATGAAAAGACAATGGAAAGTAAGAGCAAAATTGGACTTCGAAACACCGGAGGGCCTGAAGCATATTTTGGAAGAACATATCTACGAACGTAATGATTTTGACCGGTTTTACGGGCACGTACCAATGGATCAGATTGGTTTGAACGCTTCAATCGGTCGAATTTTCGAGGACGATCATTATATTATCCGCACGGTCTCCACTTACGTTTGCGGCTGTGGTGATGAACGTGCTGACGACCAAATCTGGTTCGGATTTTCAGTGTTCAACATCCACACTGGAATAACGAAGTTTTTCAATTACGAAGGGGTGTACTCTAAAAGCGATGGCTACGAGTACAAAGATCTTTACGAGGTTCAGATTCCACCTGGTTTAGATCTGGATGATGCCAGAAGCGTCAACGAATTTTATCGCACTGTTACGGCCAAACCAAGCGAACAGCCAAGCGAAAAGCCAAAGAACTGGCCGTGGCCCGGTCTTTAAGCCTGTTCGCCAACATCGGCACCGGCGGCGGGATCTTCGTCTGATACGGATCAATCCGTATCAGACGTATCAGCGCCGCAGCAAGCGCGCCGCACCGCGCGCTTAGAAGCCGTGTCGAACGCCCTTGGAGGATCTCTCCAAGGGCGTTTTTCTTTGCCTTCAAGGACACAGCAGAAGTCGGCGGCGTCGATAGCCAACGTGCCGGACTCGGTGCGGATGCCGGGGATCTTGTAGCGCTCGGCCACCATCTTTCGCCATGCACGGCCGCCCGGCGTCTGCAGGCGGCAAAGGCCGCAGAATGCGCGCGTCCGGCAGTGTAGCGAGTTCTCAAACGCCTCCATCAGCACGGCTCCTGTATCGTTTCGATGCCGATCCCATCGGGCGCTGTGATATCCGAAAATATGCGGATGATGAGGTTGGTCACGGGGTCGTAGATGTAGGCCTCAAGGTTGTTGTCGCAGTTCCAGACATCGACCTGGTTTGGAAAAAACAGCACGAGCAAATCTTGGCGGACCCAGCCAGTGCCACCAAGGCTCGGGCATGGCGGTGTGAAGGTCGCCGAAGTCAGGCACGGTGGCGGCTCGCAGTCGGTTTGGGTGCCGCAGCACCAATCGATGTCCAGCTGCATGCCAGCCGCGAAAACCACGTCTGGCTCGGCGGGCGCGGTATAGTCGCCGGAGCCGGGGCAGGTCGTCGCGTTGGCATGGCCCAGCGAGTTCGGGCCGGATGGGGCGAACGGGATCGAAAGCGGAGTAAGATCGCGGACGGCCGCGCAGCCGACCGTGGTTGCGCCCGAGAACACGAGGCGCGGGTCACCGCTGGGCGGGATGAGATTCAGCGGGGCCAAGTCGATATCGATCGACACCCGTCCCCACGCTGAGGGATTGTTGATCTGCACGTCAAAGATGAGGTCACCAGTTTCGACGGCCGTCGCTGGGTTCTGGGCGAACGCGGTCGCGCAGTCCGGCGGCGGCGTTGCGGGATTGGCAAGGTCCAGATACTCGATCTGCAGTGCGCTCGGCGAACCCAAGCTGATGGTGTCGCCCTCGACGACATCCTCGCAGGAGGTGCCGCTTGGGTTGGTCAACCAGGTCAGCCGCCAGTACTCGGCGCGGACCACATCGGGCCCGTCGAAGGTCAGGCGGCGGTGGCACCACTCGCACGCGTCCATGCTCCAGGTGATCTGGGCGGTTTTCGGCAGGCCGCCACAGCAGCAGGCTTGTGGGTCGTCGGTCCGGCAGCCGGGGCAATCGACCGGAACAACGCAGGCGGGGTCGCAGCATTTTGGGATTACAGCCACTTGCCCGGCATCGACCAGGACCGGCGATGGGTCACCCGTCCCGGCGGGCGGTGGCAGGGTGTCCGTGCTGGCCTGGATCACAACGGTTTGGGAGACGCAGGCGCTGTAGTCCAGTGGGTCCGTAGCCGGGTGCCAAAGGTGGATCGCCGAGGTCTGCCAGTTAAATCCAGCTGGGAAAAAGTCGAGGAGCGGCGCGTGGATCGACCACGTTCCAGGCACGCCAGCCGCCAGCACCTGCACGGGAACCTCGAACTCGACCCAAGGTCCAGTCGAGCCAAAGATATTGCTGCGCCGCCGCGCGCGGATCACAAACTCGGCGACCACGAATGTCTGGCCCGTCCCGACGCAAATCCGATCCTTGAGCCGGTTGAACTCGAAGATCTCAAACTCGTAGTCGAAAAACAACACCGACTCGGTCCACGATTGGGAAGGGATCGACCAGCCGCTTAGGTCGAGTTCGGCGGTGCCGATCTCGCAAGCGGGGCAGTCCCAGGGGATGTCGCCGGGGCACGGCGTGCAACCGCAGCAGTCGCAGGGATCGTAGGCCAGTGGACGGGTCATTCGCGAAACATTCGTCTGGCGGCCGCGCTGAGATCGTTGTCCCCGAGGGAATCCCACACGCCAGCTTCATCCTCTTCTGGTTGGGCCCACCCTTGCAATACATTAGGCAGAATTGTGGCGATCTTAATGGCAATCAGTTCAGCCATCGTTCTCGTTCGGATCTCACCTTGAAGCTGAGGTGATTCGAAACCCCACTCTCCATGCTTATATCCGAAATCGAGTTCGAACCCATCGATGATAATCTTCGCCTCGAAGGAGCTGGAAAACTCAATCGAAATGGCGGTGGTGACGGATCGTTCTGAAAGAAAGAATTCGGCATTGTTTACGGCTTCTCCGACGTGTGGTTCCATCAGTTCGATATGGCCTTCGTGGTCACCGTTATCGGCAACTGCATTCAGGAGTGTCCTTAGGTGCGTCTCTGCGGTTTCTGCTTTGGTCGCTCCGCACATTTTTGTGGTGTTTGGCATTTCGTCGTCTCGCTTGGGTGTTATTGCCACGGAGGTCCAGCGCGCAAAAATAGGCGCTCGCCGATGCAGCAGATGTAGTAGTTCGATTCGTCGCGGATGCCGTGGCTGATGGTGCACACGCCGTTATCCACCGCCGCCTCGAACTGCCAGAGGCTGAAGTAGATCTTGCCGCTCTGCGCAGCTTGCGCCTCGTTGGCCGCGGTCGCTGGATCGTCGGTGTATCCGATCTGCAAGGGGGAGTTCGGGGGCGGGCTTGGGTTGCCGCTGGTGTCGGCGGCCTGGATGATGACCTCGGCTGTGATCGATTCGACCCCATCGCAGAACGCGGTTCCAGGCTGGTTGCCGTCACTCATGGTGACATCGAGGCAGAGGGTCGCCCAGTAGGTGATCGGGTTCGCGGCGGTCGGCACCGGTGTCGGTAATGGGCCGGTGATCGGTCCGGGCGGCGACATCGGCGATCCCGCATAAGTCGGAACGATGGTGCCGAGTCCGAGGCTGCCAGCGTTGACCGCGCCGAAGTACACCGCCAGCAAGGTGGTGCCCGGGTTGTCAGGGTCGTCGACGCAGTAGGGTTCGAACGGTTTTTTGCGCGCGGTTTCGATGGCCGGGCCAATCCAGTGGATTCGCCAGCCGGTTGCGTGGCGGGCGACGGAGACGAACTTGCCGTCGCCGTGGATCTCGACGAAGCGGTGCAGGTAGCGATAGATCGCGCGCGCCCAAGCGAGGATACGCTGGCCAGTGCGCGGGTCCGGGGGGATAGTTTGAATTGGCATGAGATCAGGCTTGGTAGTTGTCGCCCGCCCATTGCTGGGTGGTGTGCTTGCCCAATTGGCCTTGGATATATTTTCCGTTCTCGGACCGCTTCCACGCAAACTCGGCGACGCGGATGACCCAACACTCTTGGCGTTGGATGTCGATATTGACGCACTTGAGCGTGCGGCATTCTCCGCCACCGATAGAAACTGGGTAGAACTCGTTGATTTTCGGGCGCGGGCCGACCGCGGTCGAGTTTTGGCTGCCGATCGGGGTGCCACCGGGGCCGGTGGCGTCGGCGGTGGCGACGTTGCCGGCTAGTGGATTGAGGCTGGCCCCCGGCGCGGGCGACACGTCGAAACTGATGATCACGGTCTTGCTTGCTCCGATTGCGAGGGTCTGGGCTGCGCCGACGGCGCTCGATCCTGCTGTGCCGTTCCAGGCACCGCTGGGCGAAAATGTTCCGCCGACCGCATTGAAGTTGGCCGGGTTGAATCCGCCGAACTGGCCGATCACATCGTCGAAAACGGAGACCCCGGTGAGCGGCACCGTTCCCGAGTTTGTGACGGTGATCTCGTAGCTGACGCTCCACGTTCCGTCGCCGTTGTCGGTCAGGTCGGTGAGGTCTTTACTGGCCTGGATGCTTGCCTCGCCACCGACGACCAGGCCGCTCGGGGTGTCGCAGCCGAATCCATCGTTGCCGATCTTGGCGTTATCGAAAGGCGTGTAAGTGCCGATGTATTTCTCGACCGCTTCGCGGGCAGTGGTGGGCAGGTCGTCCGCCCGGCCGACAACGAGGTGCCATGAGATGATCCCTTCGATTTCCTCGTGAAGTCTGTTGAGCGGGTTGAATTGGTTTGTGGGCGCCAGTCCGCTGTTGTGCGAGGGCTCGTCGGACATGCCCATGTCTTCGCGCGTCTGATCGTCGATGGCCGCTTGGCTCGGGCGGTCATTAGCCGCGAACAGGATCTCATCGGTCGTTTTCTCGTCGTGAGCTGACCGAAACAGCCACCACGATTTGCAGAGATATAGCTCGTTGCATTGATCTTCATAGGCGGCGTCCAAGTTGTTGTCGGGGCCGGGTCCATCGGGGCCGATCCACGTGATCGTGAGCTTTTCCTTGGCGCCATTTTTCTGCGGCTGGACGACGCATGCTGCTTGAGTGAGTGCGAAGCCGCTGACGACGATGGTCGAGCCATTGATGTATCCGAGGGCCACCGCCTCGTCTAAGGTGCATCCCTTGTCGCCCTCCCAGCAGCGCTTGAAAGTCGTTTTTCCTTCGGTGCCGTGGGAGAGGTATCCGGAGTCGGGTTGTTCGATCAGATTCGCCATGCCGACCTTATAGCGGATCGCATCGGTCGAGTGCCGAACTTTTATGGCAAGGCCCTGCCATAGAGTGGCGCGGGTCTGCCACAAGGTGGCAAGGGTTCGCCACACTATGGCGGAGGCTTGCCATAAAAAAAGCCCGCCATTTAGGCGGGCGTTTTTTTTT